GAGGAGGAGCCCACCCCCGAACAGCCTGAGGCAGCCCCCGAAGATGAGCGTGAGGCGCTCCGTGGTGCCCTCTGGCGCGGATGGCTTGCCGATGTGCAGACGCCCGCCGAAGTGGCCCTTACGCGGGCTACCAAGGCTGCGCTGCACCAACAGCAGCTATCAGTGCTGGAGAACCTGACCGCCCTCTGGGATGGCCTTGTACCGGAGCGCGAAAGTGTGGCCCGCTCGCTTGCCAGTCTGCCCGGCGACGTGGTGGAGCGTGACCTTTCGGACATCCTGAAGCCGGTGTTGGACAAGCTCTTTCCGCCGTCCACACAGAGCATCCTTCTCCTGCTCACCGGCGATGCCTACCGCAAGGGCATCCGCACCGCTTTCCGCCGGGCTGCTCAACAGGTGGGCGCCACCTTGGGCGCTGACCGGGTGGATCCCATCGCCGAGCAACTGTTGGCGCTTATGGTGGTGCGGGTCAACACCGCCACCATTGACGCGCTGGCCCGTATTGTAAGCATCGGCATTTCCGAAGGGCTGACCATCGCAGAGATGCAGGCGAAAATGCAGTCTGCGGTGGGCTTCTCCCCGATGCGCGCGCTTCGTGTGGCCCGCACCGAGACGACCCGCAGCGTCAATGCTGGCTCACAGTATGCCTGGCAAGCCGTCGCCGCTGACGGTGGGCTGGACATCCAAAAAGAGTGGCTGTCCGCCCGTGATGGCGAAGTCCGGGCCGAACACCGCGAGCTTGACGGGCAGACCGTGCCCCTTAGCGGAACTTTTGTGATTCAGAGCGGGGAGTTTGCCGGGAAGAAGGCAAGCGGCCCCGGTGATTTTGACCACGTTGCACTCTGCGTAAACTGCCGATGCACCGTTTTACCCGTGGTGAAAGATGAATGAGATCGTGAGGAAAAACTTCCGCTGTATCGTCAAGGCTGACGGCATGGATGAGGAGGGGAAACCCAAGAAGACCGTGGTTTTCATCGCCTCCACCGATGCCGTAGATCGCTACAATGATATTGTGGACCAGTCCTGGGAGCTTGACAACTACAACAGCAATCCGGTTGTCCAGGTGGATCACGACTACAGCACCGCCGCCACCATCGGCCGCGGCAAGGCGTACCTTGCTGACGACGGCACCGGCCGCGCTGCCCTCCACCTTGCAATCGAGCAATGGGGCACCTCCGCCCGTGCGCAGCAGACCCGCGCCGATGTGGAGGCGGGGATCCTGTCTGCCGTGTCGGTCGGCTTCCGGCCCGGCCGCAGCGTCGCCCGGAACACCTTGCAGCCCGAAGACCCGCGCTATTCGCCTGATTCCTACTGCTACATCCACCACGACAACGAGCTTTTAGAGGTGAGCGTGGTAGCCATCCCCGCCAACCCCGAAGCCCTCGCCCAACGCTCCGCCCTGCCCTCCCTGGATCTTGCCGCTCTTGAGCGTCAGCTTTCCGAGCGGGTGACTGCGCTGGTTCTGGCGCGTGTAGCTGCCTCTCTCCCTGACCCCACCCCGGCGCCTGCACCCGCACCCGCCGATCCCTGGTTCGACTGATAACCCTTCTCTCCCCTGGAGATTCCATGTCCGCTCTGCCCCCCATGACCCGCGACGCCGTAGAGGCTGTCGCCCGTGACTTCCTTGCCCAGCGTTCCGCTGGATTGACCACGGAGAACTTCAACAAGCTGATGTCCGACGTACGCGGCATCCAGGAGAAGATCGACCTCCACACGCTGCGCAACGCTCGCGACAGCGACGGCCACGACCTGACCGACCACATCCGCAGCGACGGCAGCCTGGCCCTGACCCGCTCCGTGGACAAGATCGAGTTCGGCGGCCAGACCCTGACCGTGGAGCGCGAGGGCCTGCTCGACTCCACCCCCGCCAACGACTGGCAGCGCGACCTTCAGCGCACCGTGCGGGACCGCTCCACCGCCCGGATGTTCCTGGTCAGCCGCAGCCGCAACGGTGCCCCCGCCCCCACCCCGAAGCTGGACGCCAAACTGCTTGGCCTGTGCGCCCGTGCTCCCAAGGAGATCCGCGGCGCGCTGGAAAAGGCGATGTCGGATACCGCCGGGTCCGGTGCCGAGTGGATCCCCGACATCTACAGCAACATGCTGCATGAGGACTTCTACCTTCCCAGCGTTGTAGAAAGCCTTTTCGGCGTGGTGGACGTGGCCGGTACGCTGGTCATCCCCAAGATTTCCGACGTGAGCCGCCCCTACATCGCCGGGATCAGCTCCACCGATACCCCGGCGGCGTTCACCCCCACCACCCCCACGACCAGCAACCAGAGCATTGCGCCTATGGCCCTTGCCGTGCGGATGATCCTGGATCAGAACGCGCTGGAAGACTCCCTCATCCCGATGCTGGAAGAGTTGCAGCGTCGCCAGGCCCGCGCGCTCTCCGATGCTATCGAAGACGCCATCATCAACGGCAGCCTCACCGCTACCCACGAAGATGCAATCGCAAGCTGGAATATCCGCAGTCGGTGGGGCGCCAACGGGCTCGGCACCTCTGCCGACCACCGCCGCCTGTGGGATGGGCTCCGCCGGATCGCCATCGCCCGCAGTGCCGCCACCGATCAGGGCTCCGGCCAGACCGTGGCCAAGATCATGGAGCAGCTTGCCGGTGCCCTCGGCGAGCGCGGGAACGTCGGGACCGCGATCATCACCTCCCCTGAAGTGATGTTCAAGAAGATCCTGACCGACACCAACCTCCTGACCGTGGACAAGGCGGGCGCCCTGGCCGCCACCATCATCACCGGAAACGTCGCCTCCATCGCCGGGATGCGCGTTGTCATGTCCCGCTTCATGGGCGCGGACCTGGCCAACACCGGCCTCTTCACCAACTCCGGGGCGCTCTCCGGGGTTATCGCGGTCTGCCCGGAAGATTTCAAGGTCTACCGCCGCCGCGGTGCGATGGCCGAGATGGAGAAGGAAATTGTGAGCCAGACCAACAACCTGGTGACCACCTGCCGCCTCAACTTCGCGACCCTGACCGGCTCCGGCACCAAGTGCGCCGCCTTCGGCTACAACTGGCTGAGCTGATTCTTCGGGGGCTTCGGCCCCCACCACCTCCCTTTCTACTTCTGGAGTTCCTATGGATGATCGCGTTATTCTCGAGGGCGTAGTCAGTGGCACCGATGCTACCGACGCCATGTATCTTTTCAACCCCTTCCCCGACCACAAGCTGCTGATCCGTTCGGCATTCCTCGGGCCGAATGTGGCGGTGGCAACCCATGCCAACAACTACATCACCACCACGCTGACCACCTCTGCGACGCTGGCGACGCACACGACCAACAGCAGCGGCGGTTCCGCTCTGACTGCGGGCACCCGCAAGGATCTGACCCTCTCCGGCACCGGGCTTGCCCTGGAAGTCGCTGCGGGCGGGTCCATCGCAGTGGCGGTGGCCAAGGCGGGCACCGGCCCGGCCTATGAGCATGTGGTGCAGGTGGTCTGCTCCCGCATCCGCAACTGATGCACCGCGCGATCCTGACCCCGTGGAGGACTCCTCTTGGCCCTGATAACAACGACAGAAGCGAAGCAACAGATACCGGGCCTCTCGGGCTCGGGGGACGATGCGCTGCTGACGGAGCTGATCAGTGTAGCGGGGTCAATGATCGCGGCATATCTGGGCTACCCGTCGGCAACGGCGGGAGCCCAACCAACAGCGGAGGCAACGAGCTACACCCGCTACATGGACGGACCGGGGGGCGTTGAGCTTCGGCTTGATTTGCTCCCAGTCAACAGTATCAGCAGCGTGTACGACTCCCGAGACCGCTCCTATCGGGCGGCGGATCTGGTGGCGTCGGGTGACTACACCCTGGAAGATGGCCCCAACGGGCTGCTGATGCTCGATTGGGATTCGGTCCACGGCAAGTGGAGTACCGGAAAGCGCGCTATCAAGGTGGCCTATTCCGGCGGCTATTCCACGGTACCCGACTGGTTGCAACATGCAGCCCGGATCGTGGTGCGCCACCTCTGGGATTTGCGCGAACTCCAGGGGAAAAGCTCGCAAAGCAAGGGACAAAGCAACGTCCCGCTGCGGGATGCCACCGGGCTCCCCAAAGAGGCGCGCGACATCCTGAACCCCCACCGGCTGCCCCGCACGATGGAGATCGTATGAGTGAGCCGGTATCGAATCTGGAAATCCGGCTGAAGAGCGCCGGGAAAGAGCTTGTCGCAACCATCCGAAAGCGGCTCTACGCGGCTGCTCTCATGGCAGAAGCAGAAGGCAAGCGCAACGCGACGACGACGATCCACGCCCGCACCGGCCGCCTCCGTGCGTCCATCGCCGCGCGGCTGGAGCCCGGCCCCAACGATGCCCTCGATCTGAAGCTGCGGGCGGGCGGAGGCAACAGCGGCCCGGATGTCCCCTACGCCGCGATCCACGAGTACGGCGGCATCATCCGGCCCGTGCGTCGGAAGTGGCTGGCCATCCCCCTCCCCATCGCCCGCACCGCTGCCGGAGTGAGCCGCTACCAGACTCCGCGCGATGTGCCGGGGCTGCGTTTCATGCTTTCCAAGCGGGGAAATGCGCTGCTTGTGGATAAGAAGGGCGTGCCCTGGTACGTCCTGAAGAAGAGCGTAAGCATCCCCAAGCGGCCCTACCTCCTCCCCGCACTCCTGAAGGCGGGCGCCGACCTCCAGAAGCAGCTTTCTAAGGATATCCCAGCCATCCTCCAAGGCGCGCCATGAGCACGGCAAGCACCATCATCGGGCGCATCGTTACGACGGTTGCGACGGTATCGGGGCTGTCCAGCGACAAGGTGATCCGGGGCATCCCGGAAACACTGACCGAGGGGGGCAGCCCGCCGGTGTGCTGGGTCTACATGGCATCACTCACCTCTGAACATGGGCCGGAGCTGACCAGCTACACGCGCATCCTGACGGTCCACATCGAAGGAGTGGTTACCGCTGCCTCCTCCCATGCCGACCGGGAAGATGCGGCCCTGACCATGCTTGACGGGCTTATGGCTGCTCTGGAGGCGGATACGACGCTGCTGGGTTATCTGACGGTGGCGCCGGTTGTTGAGGGCGCGGTGGACCTCGCCACCTCGGTAGGAATGGCCGCCATCGGGCTGCGTCTGGAGTGCCGGTACATGCAGGACATCGGAGGCGGTCTATGAGCTGGGCAAGAGTCACCCGCAGCGGCACCACCTATATCCCGCTTGCGCGCTGGAGTATTTCGCTGGACGGCAACGGAAGCCCGGCGGACTATCAGATCACGGTGCCCGCCGATCATCCGTTCTGGGGCGTCATCGACAGTAACGGCTACGAGCTGCAAATCTGCGATAGCGACGGGTACACCATCGTTTCGTACCAGCTCTCCGGCTTCAACTACTCCACAAAGACCCTCGCGATCCAGATCGACGCTTACACCGCCGTCGCCGGGGTGCAGCAGCTCTGGCTGTACGCCGGGATGACCGGCGCCCCCTCAGGTGCCTCGGTCCTGACCATCACCTCTGCCCGCTCCGGCTACCTCGACCAGAGCGCCCCCGCGCTGCCCGTCCTGCTTGCCGCTCCCGAGCGCCCCGGCGACACCGCACCTGCACAGCGGATCGCCAAGCAGGCGGCGGAAGAGGTCTGGGTGACGATGGACTTCGGGCCGATCCTTGTGCGGAAGATGGTCCCCACAGGGGATAGCACGCGGACCTTTGA